GAATAGTGTTAGCCATGATTAATAAGTGCCTCCGTCAATGGTGTCTGTCCATGAAGTGTCATAATCGGTTGAAGAATTCTTTGTAAGGAACTGACCAGCAGTACCACCTGCTGCAACTCCGGGGCCAGTAGCTCCTGTCTCCCCCTGAGGCCCTGTAGCCCCTGTTGCACCCGTGGCCCCTGTTGGCCCCTGTAGGCCTGTCTCACCTTGGATGCCTTGCGGCCCCGTAGCGCCAGTAGCACCTGTGGCTCCAGTAGCACCAGTATCCCCTTGAATACCCTGAATACCTTGGTCACCCTGTGGGCCTGTCGCACCCGTTGCTCCTGTAGCACCCGTTGGGCCTACCTCGCCTTGGATACCCTGTATGCCTTGCTCTCCTTGTGGCCCTGTTGCTCCGGTGGCCCCAGTAGCGCCTGTGTCTCCTCTAGGAATACTGAAAGCAAGGGTAAAAGCCTCACCATCGTAGACTACAGTAGCATCATCACCTGCATCCAGCGTAGCCACCGTGATGTCTAGGTTTTCAGCAAAGTTAACGCTACCCTCAGCAGCAGCTTCAGCAGCAGCCTGAGCCACCTCAGAAGCCGTTTTAGCAGCTTCTGCGGCTGTCTGTGCACTCTGGGCAGCACCAGCAGCGTTAGAGGCTGTAGAGGCGCTTGTAGAGGCTGCTGTGGCACTAGACGATGCGCTGGTAGCTCTCGTGGTAGCAGTAGCAGCACTGGCAGCAGCAGCGGTTGCAGCAGCTTGAGCAGCAGCAGAGTCAGCAGCTACTTGGTTAGCTAAAGTGTTTGTAGTGCTCTCACCAGAGCCGCCAACACCACGAAAGAGTGCCATAGTTAATCCTTTTTAGCGGGTCGTCCCCGCTTAACAACTGGTTGTTCAGGTTCTTGTACCCATTCTGGGTTGGATTGTACCTTCTCTGGGTACACTTCTTCATATTCAGGGTGCAGTCGCATACCTACAATATCAACATCATCTCGGAAAGTAACGGTGTTGCCGTTAGTTTTACATTTAAACGTAGCAGTCATGTTTTCTTTCTTTCTAGTATGCACAAGGAAGCCCCCTCGTGAGAAGGGGCAACCGTTTACCTACTCAATCAAGCAACCAAGGCAATAGCCACGGCAGCTTCATCACGCAGTTCCTTAACACCGTAGAGCATATCTGCGGTGTACAAGGTAGCCAAGTACTCTTGCTTGTACTGAGTCTGCGAACGAACACCCATCTGCTCTGCCAAGACGAAAGCGTCTTTGTGGAACATCAAGGCGATACGAGCAGCACCCGTAGCGGTTTCGCAGTTGGTAGACACATAGACTTTAACGCCGTACACATCGCCAATCTGACCGTTACGGATGGTGTTAGCACCAGAGGCTTCACCAGTGAAGGACTGCTCGGTGAAACGAGCCAAACCCATCAAGGTGTTACGAGCAACAGGAGGAATCACCAACACACGACCATCCATAGGAACGTCAGCATCGTCCAAGGTCTGGATAACTTTACGGATAGCAGCATCAGTCAATGCAGCTTCGTTAGTACCAGTGTACAAGGTCGAACCATCGGAACCAATGACAGCCTTGTCATAAGCGATAGTACCGTCACCGCCCTTAACACCACGACCCAACTTCAACAAGTCGGTATCAACTTGTTTAGCCAAGGCGTAACCAGCATCAGCGGTATAGAACTTACGCAAAGAAGCCAAAGCCTGAACTTCGGTGATGTCTTCGATAAAGCGGCTATACTCATAGTGTTGGTTAATCAAAACCTGCACTTCGGACTCGGTGCTCTGTTGCAAAACAACCTGAGTTTCGGTAGTCTTAGCAGAAGCAGTGCCACGAGTTGGCTTAGGGATGTGAAGGGTATCACCCTTCTTGCCCTTAAAGCTCATCTTGTTGACGAGGTTAGCCATCACCAAGTTGGACTTATAGGCTGCAATTACTTCATCACTCCAGATTTCTGGAATGAACGTCGCTGCACGGGTGTTGTTAACGGAATTAGTAGGAGAAAATTCACCAGCCATGATAAATACCTTTCAAAAGAGTTTATAAAATCATTTTACACGCCCCGTTGCATAAGCAGCCATGATCTCATCGCTGAGGGCTGCATAGCGTTCAGGGTTACGAACCATAAGGTCGATAATGTCGGAACGTCGATAAGTCTTCTTAGAACCAGACTCACCTGCTGACTTAGCACTGCCCGTGGAGGCAGCTTTTACAGCTTGCTTTCGCTCTGCTTGACCAATAGCCTTGCTGCTATCAACCACAGCTTTGCGTTCTTTCCATGTGGAGAGAAGCTCATCAGCGGCATCAAGGTCAAAGGCTTTGTCTGCTCGAACGAACAGTTCTTGTCGAACCCGACTCTTGCCAATCCAGTCAGCAAACTCAGGGTCTGCAATAACCTGTTGGTGGTCGGGATGAGCAGCCTTCAATCGGGCAACTGCTTCAGCTTGTTTCATCTGATTAGAAACCATCTCCGCTTCTCGAATCTTGGGATGGTTAGCAATAGCTCGACTTACAGCTTTCTCAGGGTCTGAGAAGAAGTCAACGTCTTCATCGACAGTATCAGGGGCTTGTTGTTTTTGAGTGACGGTTTGGGCTTTAATAAAGTCATCCACAACGCGGCGAAGTTCACCAACTTCTGAACCCTGTCGCCCCAGAGCCTTTTCAGCCTCTTGGTGCATACGAGCAATCTCTTTTGCAGACTTACCACGGTATTTCTCCGGGATTTCGTCCTCCTCTTGGGAAGCAGGTTCGTTATCAACCTGTGCGTTATTGATGTCGTCGTGTTGGGTATCAGCTTCGTTAATGTCGCTTGTGTCTTGTGTATCGACTGGATTCAAGTCTTCGTCTAGGAATTTTGCCATTCTTACTCCGTAGTGTATAAACTATTATGGAAGGTTATTAAGTGGGTTGTCTATTAATAGAGTCCACTAGCTTTTTGTTCAGCTTTGAGCTTCTGAGCGTGTTTACGCTCCCATTGCATTGCTGCTCCGGGAAACGACCCTGTAGTGCCCTCTAAACTAACACGGGGAGTGCCTATTTGTCTCAAAGCTGTTTGACCACATACCGGACAGTTAATTTCTCTGGTTACAGAGTTAACAAATGATTCCGATAGATGATCGTTGGAACAAAGGAAATCAAACACTCTTAGCATTGTTGTACTCCTCGAACGCGCTTTTAATAGCGTCTTCAAAGCCCACCAAGCGGTGCAAGACTTCTAATTGTCCCTTGCGGTACATAAACTGTTTCTCATCATGAAGAGTGTCCAGCGTATTAAGGTGTTTGAAAGATTCATCAAACTCCTCTTTAAACTGTTGCCACCCTTCCGTCAAGAAGAAGTCCATGTAAGTTTCAAAATACTTTTCTAGTTCTTTATCCGTCATGGAGAACCTTTCCTTAAATTGTTATTAGTTACTGTTTTGCATCTGCATACGCACAACCTCTGCGTCTTGGTCGATTTGTTTCTCTTTAAGAGACAACTCAGCGATCTTGACTCGACGTTCAAAGTCTTTCGACTCATCATCTTCATCTAGGTTGTTAGACAATGCAGAGATATACTTGGCCTGAGCCATCTGAGGAGCCAACTGAGCGTCAACCTGAGCCTTGTTAGCGTCAGCCATAGCCTTTTGAGCCTGTGCCTGAGTTAACTGAAGCTGTGCTGCCATCAGTTCCATCTGCATCTGTTGCTGCTGCATCGCAGCTTCCTGAGCCTGTGGGTTAGGTTGAGAAGCAGCCTTGATTTGCTCAAGGAGTTCCTCTCGGTTAGCCACACCCATGTTGTCAATCACAGCAGCAATCAACAAGGGGTACACAGGACTGTCTTGGCCCATCGTCTGCATCAACTGAACCAACTGGGTGACCTCGTATTCACGAGCAATCACACCCAGAGAGCTAGAAGCAACAAACTTAAAGTCTTGGACAGGGTAGTTGTCAGGATCAAACTGCATATAACGCCAAGCAGTCTTCTCAATCAAAGGAATCAAGAAGGTTTCTTGGAAGTTAATCAGTGTGCGCTTATGTCGCTTGATGATTGCACCGAGAGACATACTCACAGCGCCAGCAGCAGCTTCACCATTGATAGAACCGGGGATACCAGCAGCATCAACAGCGCCTGTAGCCATTTGAACCATCTTCTGAAGCTCACCTGCCTGAGCAAAGGTTACTTGATCCAAGCTACCGAACTTAAACGGTTGGAGAATCTCAGAGGGGTTACCGTTGGTTAGGAATGTCTTACCGGGGCGAACTTCAAACTTAGCGCCACGAGGGATACGGGTAGCATCCATCGCCATCATCGGGTGAACAGTCAGTGCCAAAGCATCAATACGAGCGCGAAGCTCTGCATCCAATGCCTTCTGGGAGTTATAACCCTTCTCACAGATACCACGGCCCCAGAAACGACTAGGAACCATATCCCAAGAGAAAGCCACCACTGGGCGGTCTTGCATCATGTAAGGGTTTTCTTCAACCTTGAGCAACACACCACCGTTCATCAAGACAACGATTGCCTCAATGTACTCACCTTCAAAATCTTCATCATCCTCGTCATCTTCGAGGTCTTTCATGTCTGCTTCTTCGTCGTCATCCTCGTAGTCTTTTTGAGCATCAAGGAACAACTTTTTAGGAACCAGACCGTAGTACTTAGTCAACCGAACCTTGTCGTCAGGGAAGACAGCCAACTCTTTGTCAGCCTCAAGGTCAGTGTCTGCATACGATGTCTCTACGTCCACATCTCGGTAGATACCATTCTTAATGGCAATCTCAACCTGATGC